TTACTGAAGATCTTTCTCCGCCAGAGCCTTCTGTGCCGCCTATTACACAAAGACCTAAACTTTGAGTTACTCCCCCAGCTCCAGTGTCAAATTGCCACTGATTTTCTCCTGGGCTAGCCGTAGGGCAGCTTGTTACAATCGCAGGGTTAAAAACATTGGTATTAGGTGTTCCACTGCCTGTAGATATTCCTTCTTGAAAAGTTATATTTTCACCTATAACAAATTCGGACATGTTGGTGTAATCTTGACTTGCAGCAACTGTTCTTTTATAAATATATTTAACAGAACTTGTTCCTGAACCTTGTGAGTTTCTATTAAGAGTGATGTCAAAAGTAACTCTACTGCCCTCTGGTACTGCTACCGTAGCGGGAACCGCCGCACCTGGAGGAGTATCATTACATGGTATTTTTATTCCTGGGAATCCTCCTCTTCTTCTAGACGAGTCTGATACCTTAGTTGAATCAAAATTATTTACTTGACCATCCCCTAGTGTTACAGCAAAATTATTAGGAATTATTTTCATATATAATCCTGCTAATTCAGATACATAAGGAGTTGTGCCAGCGTTAGCTGTAGTTGTAATAAAATTAACTGCTTTTGCTTCTATTTCTAAAATAGTCGCAGTCACGTAAGTACCTAAAGCTCCGTTTACATCTGTCTTAACAACTAACTCATCGCCAACTGTGGCTTTAGTTTGATTTTGACCTTCTAACTTAAAGAAAACTGCATTGTCTATTGTGTCTCTATAAAATATATTACTATACAAAGTTTCATAAGTTGCTTCAGATCTTTTAGAAACAAATTTATATCTAGTCGCCCAAGTTGGTGCTATCATTGTAGTGGGGATAGTAACTCGGATTGAGTTTGCTTTTATGGAATTAGCAGCTGGAACAAATACAGTGTTTGTGGGCGACACTAAAGCTGTTGAGCTTCTTAAATATTCGTCCATATACACTATCCCTATCTCGTAATTCCTATTACTATGCAGGCTTTTATTGTTTCCTTGGTTTGTGTAATTAGCAGCTATTGTGGTTAATCCAAAATAAACATATAATTTAGTTGCATTATTTGTTGTTTCCTTGTATTGCATTGCTGGCAATTGCAATTTTATAATATTGCTTCCGGTTGAAGATACTATAAGAATGCCTTGATCTGTTCCTGTAATACCGCTTTCTTCTTTTTGCCAAGCATAACCGCCTGACCCCGTGTCCGTGGGAGAAGCTGTAACAGTGCAATTAAATTGATCTGTAAGTGTAGACCCCAGCTCACAATTAACAACTTGCTGTATGTATTGAAGTTCCGAACCTATTCTTTGTTTAAAAAAAGTAGATACAGATAAATCATATACGGTTGCATAATCTTGATCTAAAGTAAATTCAAATTCTAAAGTAGTAGATGGTTGTAATGTAGATATATCTGAATCTGCGGGACCGTCATCTTCAGTTGCAGAATAAACAAATGTAAATGATAAAAATCCTCCAGATTTTAAGCCAACTGCTTGCGCCTCTGTTAAATCCATTGTAAATGATGAATTTGCAATTGATCTAGCTTGCGAAGGGTTAATTGTATACTGTATACCTCCAGTTAATGTTGACGGTAATTCAAAGTTTAAAATATCTTTTTTTATTAATTCTGTAGAAAAATCTAATTGATTAATTAAATTATAACCATCTACATAATTTCCATATATTAATCTGTTACCAATTATTGATTGAGCTTTAGCTGTTCTTGGAACATTATCATATAGTCTAGATAATTCTGTTGAGCCTAAAACTGTGTAAATTTTACTATTTTGAAACTGCTGAGAGACAGATTGATTGTCTCCCCAGCCTTGTTCGTTTTTTTTAAATTTCTCTATAACGTTTACTACGGTGCTGTCCGCAAATTTAAAACATAAATCTATTCCTTTTACTTCTATGTTTCCTGTATTAAAATAAACTTCTACTGTATTGTAAATATTTTTCATACCCTCATTGGTATAATCATCTACATTTAAACTAAAAGCTCCAGGCACAAAGGCTATATCTGTAAATTGAGATAAAGCACTGTATTCGTCATCTTGATACTGATATCTGTAAGCAAAACTAACCATTCTAGTCTCAAGGTAATTTTCTTCTGTTCCTGAATTTAAAAGAGTATAAGTTGGTGGGGCTGTAGGCGGCTTTACAATTACGTTTAATTGTTCGTTAGTCACTACATCTACATCCGATACTGGGTTTGCATAATTCCTTGTAACATTTATTTTTCTAGGAGGGTTAATATCATCTGTAAACAGAAGCATATCCCCTATTTTATTTACTCCCGATATTAAATAAGATGGGTTAAAATTTAATACACTAGTAGATATTACATGGTATTTTAAAGAATTGTTGTTTATATCAAAAGATACAATCATGTCTACTTTTCCAGTTACAGTAGATTGAGGGTTTGCTGAATCATGAACAAACCAATAAATAGTTTCATTAGCACCATCTTCATAAGCTCCAATGCATTTTGCAAATGGGGATAAATCGACATCTTTAAATTGCAGACCTGTTAATAAAGTATTTCCTTTTGAATTTTCAACCGAACCTATTTCTGTTGTTTCTGTAGACCCTAGGCGAACATTTAGCGCGTCAACGTATTCCCCTGGAGGTAAAAGTCTTTCATCGACAGACTTATTCATTCTGCCTTTAATAAAATTACTGTATGTTATCATTTAAGCCACTTGTCTTGGCCTCTAAGATTCATTAAAAGTCTACCTGGGTGTATGTCACTCAAACGGATCTTTGCATTTCTTAAAAGCGCTGATTTATCTTTCCTTGCTCTATTAACTATATACTCTTGAATACCAAATTTAGAATTTAAAATTACAAATTTAATGTAAGCATATATGTATTCTTCAAACATTTTGTTTACAGTAACTGATGAATCGTTACCGTTTTCCATTCCGTCAGATACATATTCTACAATACATAATTGATTTGCCATTCCAGAACTAAAGTTTATAACTCCCGCTTTTTTGTCTATTTTATATGTTGGATTTGAATTTGCTGTTTCTGTGTTTAACCCAAATCTAGCGCCAACTCCATAATCAAAATACCAACAGCCATCTACATTCCATCCAAATCTTCCGTCATAAGGACTAGCCGGGTTTAAATATATAGATTTTTTTGTTCCAGCCATTCTTTCTGCATCTAATTGCGAAAACTCTGCCTGCAATACATTACCATCTTGATCAAATAAAACCTTACAATCATTATCTTGAAGGTAACTTGATGCCCAATTAGTTTGTATGTTTTCTGTTAAAGGATATAGTATACCATCTTTATATAAAGATATTCTTACGTAGTTTACGTAATCAGGTGGTAACACAAACCTTAAGCTACTACAAACGTCTAATTCTAATATTTTAATTTCTTTAAAAGCATCATAGTTTAATTCTTGAATAGCTCTTTTAGCGTGAAATAAAGCTTGATACCTTTCTACGTTGTTTAATAATTCATTATTACCAACATACATTAACATAAAATTATTTACAATATCTTCCAAGGAAACGTACTGGTAACTTCCCCAATTAGCATTTTCAGGCGCTGTTCCTGAGTTTTCATAATATTGATATCCTGTTAAATATGCCATAATTAGTTTTCTTGTTGATTTTCTTCTCTCTCTTGAGCTGATCCAAATTTAGATATTGCAGTTTCTCTTATAGATATTCCTGCGTATTCTAAAATTTTATTTACTATCATAGGCTCGTCAGAATCTGGTAATTCAAAATCTTGAAAATCTGCAGCTCCTGCATTAAATAAAGGTTCTCCACCGACTAATTCTACGTAAGTCCATTTGGGTGGTCTTGGATACCTAACGTATTGTGTTTTAACATCTGCAGCTCCATTAATAGTGCTAGGATAAACAGTTATTGTATTTCCAGCTAATAAAGATGTAGCTCCGCCTAAAACATAAGCAGGATAGCTAGTGTTTGGCGCTGTTAAATTTGAGTTAGTTAATCTAAATATTTTGTTTTGAGTTACCCTTTCCACTTCTCTAATATTAGTATTAGAGTATATAGAGTAATTTTGTGCCGTAGTCATTAAATCAGAGCTTAAACTTAATTGAGTTGCGCTGTCTATTGCTGTTACATAAGCCTGCGTTGTGCTTGTGGTATTAACCACTAAACTTCCAACTGTCACTGTGGCCGCAAAATTTTGTGTTGAATCTATTAGTTTAAACGCAGTAGTTGCTCCGTCAGTAGCGCCTGTGCTTAATAAGTTTGAATAATAAAACACTTTATCTATAAGATAATAATCTGCTGGTAAGTTATATGTATTAGCTACTCCTACTTGTGTCAAGAATGATTCTACAGAAAAACTATCAATAACTTCAACTAACCCTTTTGTTATGTCTGCATATCCTGAGCCTGACAGTCTTTTATTTTCTTTTACTATTTGACTATTATATAAATAAAAATAATCTTCAAATAAATCCATTTGCGCTTGTGTTGCAAATAGATTAAAATCAGACGGAGATATGTAACCGTAGTTGTTTTTGTTTATTATAGATAAAACTGAGTTTCTAACAGAGTTAATCATTACATGTTGTTTTACACAAAGATAAGCAAAAAAAAAGCACCCTATTTTTTTTAGGATGCTTTATCTTGGTTTACTTTAAATCCTGATTACGAAAGTGCTGTAACTGCTATACTAGTTACCACTACTGGACTAGGAAGCTGTACTTTTATCACTGCATCTTGCCAGCGCGTTTCAGCTGCTGATTTTAATGCTGTTTGAATAGCCATTGCAAATCCAGATGTTAAATCTGTACCTGTCACTGCTAAGTGATGACCTCCACTGCCTAATTGAATTTTAGCAGCTGTAGAAGATCCTACTTGCGTTAATAATACCTGATCTACGCTAATGTAAACGTAACCGTCTGCTGTTGTGTTTAATGAAATATACTTTGCCATATGTTAAAAAATTATATGTTATTTAAGGATTATTCCTTAATACAAAAATACGTTATTTTTTCATCTTGTTTTCAAGCAGTTTTAAAGACTCAATACCCTCGTCTGACTGAAGATAAGAAGCTATAATAAAGTTTGGATTTTCACCATAAGGAATGGTTAGCATCTTAGTTTTATTTTGCTTTAAGTTAAAATAAACGTCTTTGTTTTTATTTCTTAAAGATAATAAGCTAGCGCTAAAAAATCTAACTACTTTATCTTGAAGTTCTAGCATAGGGTCGTTAACTAAATTTATAAAATCTTTAGGTTCACGTTTTGCATAAACTAATACATCTCTTTTTAATTCTGGAGTCGTCATTTTTTCTGCTTTTACGCCGTATAAAACTCTAGCTATACTCTCTAATTTGCCTAAACTTAAATCTCTAGCTAATAATTGTGCATCAAGTTCGAAAGTCATTATGTCAAATTCTTGTGAAGCATCTCTTTCGTTATCTACTTCATCATAAATTTCTCCATTTCCTGGATGATAATTTAAAAATTCTTGTAGAACTGGATTATTTTTAGGGACTCTTAAAAATCCTTCTTCAAATAATATAGGTTCAATGATAGCATTACCATCTTGTTCATCCTCAAAAGGACTCTTTTGGTTTCTTGCATATCTTAAAGGTTTGTTTACTTCGCCATCAAAATAAAGAAGAGGAGATCTTCTTGTGTTTCTAGATGATAGCATATATGTTAATGGAGCGGAAAGTCTTTTAAGTACGTATACTTTATCTTCCGATACTGTTTTTTTTTGATTTTTCATTTGATATGATTTAAATTTTATATAATAAAAAGGGGAGAAATTAATCCCCCCTAATTAAATTTACTTAACTACTATGCTTCTTGAAATAAGAAGAAGTTATTTGCACCTAATGTACAAAGCGCTCTTTCTGATAAGAAGTTAACTTGCATTACATCTGTTCCGATAGTTGCTGCACCTCCAGCACCACCTGTAATCCATGTTTTGTATCTTCTGTCTTCAGTTTCAGACGCTCTATATCTTACGTGTAAGAATGGTCTCTTAGCGTTTTTACCTAAGATTTGATCATATACAGTAGTTGAACCAGCCGGTACTAATACACCGTTGATTTTTCCACCTACAAGACCACCTCTCATGGTAACATCGTTAAGATATTTCCAATCCGTTTTATAGAAATCATAACCTCTTTTGAATCCTGAGAATCCAAGATTTAAAGCCATGTCTGCATCATTGTCAAATAGACCATAAGAAGTACCACCGTTCCCGTGAGAGTTTTGTGTTGCTAACATATCATCAATGTCAAAAGAGAATTCTCTATTTACAAATAATACATTTTCTTCTATTGAACCTTGCTTGTCAAGACGTTGAATAACCGCATCGAAATCCGCTAATGTAGTTGGGTTACCACCTCCATACACGTTTCCTCTTTGTCCTATTACGTAGAATAATCCTTCAGAACCTTTGTTTCCTGCTCCTGAAGCTACTCCTGCAGCAATTGCAGCAGCACCTGAATTAACTTCAGCTGGTACAGCTTCCACCATTGCAGTTTCTAAATAATCCTCAAATCTTAATCTTGTTTCATGCTCAGATTTTAAATACCATAGGTATCCTGTTGCTCCATTTTCAGTAGTAACTTCAATCCATCCGATTTGCGCCATATCAGAACCTGATACTTCGTATAAATCTTTAATGATAATTGGGCTATTACTAAATATAGCGTCATCAGCTTCTAAAGAATTTTGCATTGCTGCAGAACCTTTTTGAAATTCAGAACCATATATAAATACAGATACTACATCTGCAGCTGCAAAAGTTTGTCCTCCTGCTTCATAGTATGCTACATCAAATGTACTATTTCCATAATCTACTGCAGTTACAATTCCTTTATTAGATAAAGTTGATCCTGCTGCATTGTTAGATAACATTACTGTTTGTCCAACTCTTACTGCAATACCACCAGTTCCCGGATTCAACGCGTCAGCTACCGCGATAGTTGCCGTGTCTTGTGCAGGAGCTTGATTAGAGCTACAGTTTACGTATTTAGTGTGTAATCTTCCTTGTTCTGCCCATTTGATAAGGTCAGAGTTACAAGGCATTTCAGCGCCTACCATTCTTAAGAATGATGCTACTGTTCTATTGCCATATCTTTCAAATTCTTTTTCATATGTATCCGGAAGATACTGATTTAAGAAATCAAAAGTAGTCATATAGTTTGTTTGTGTTGCAACTCTTTCTGCACTCGGTTGAAGTGCAAAAGTTGGAGCTGCTGCTACTTGTCCAGCCATTTTTTTACTTTTTTTTGATTAGTTATTATTATTTGTTTTTACTTCTAATCTTTAAACCTCGACCTGTGTCTGTGTCTAAAGACCTTACTTTAAATCCTGATTTAGATATTGCTTGAGGTGCTTGCCTTAAATCCATATTTATATTTTTGGATTTTTTTGAAGCATTATCAATCGCATCTGCTTGACCTTGTTCATAAAAGAACTTAGCGTACTTATCTGGATTCATGGCCATTGAAAGCGCTTTGTGATACTGATCAGCATTCTTAATTAACCCTTTATCATCTATATAAGTTTTTATAAAATTATTTATAGATGACTGAGATTTTTTAAGATCTTCTGATGGTAAAGGAGAATAAGAAACTTGTTTATCATTAACGTTAAATTCAAAACCTTTGAACTTGTCATTAAAAACTTTTCCGGTTTCTTTAACAAACCATTCTTGTTTTCTTTTAGACTCTTCTTCGTAACTCTTACTGTCTTCAATGTATTCTCTGTAAGCTTTTAATTCTTCTTCTGATTGTTGAGATAAAGATTCCCTTGACTCAAGTGGAGCTTTATATTTCTCTTTAAGATCATTAAAGTATTTTTTAGCTTTAGATAATTCTCTTTTTTGAGCTAACTTTCTTCTTCGAACTTCCCTTTCATCATCTAGATCTTCGTCATAACCAAAATTATCTTCCATAAGATCCTTTATGTCATCCGAGTCTAATCCTTCTTCTGTTTGAGAATAGTAACTAGCTATTAAAGACTCAGGTGATTCAGAGTCGTAATCTTTGTTTAATCTAACAAAGTCTTCTACACCTCTACCTGTTTCTTTTTTATAATTAAGAAAAGAAAGAACGTCTTCTGGTAATTCAGGAGAACTTTCCTTTTTTTCTAATAATTCGTCTAGGGAAGTAATTTTTCTTCCGTAACGATTTCCAATATATTTAAGAACGTCATCATCACTCATGCTGGGAGCGGAAACTTCTTTTACTTTTTCCTCTACCTTCTCTTCTACTTTTTCCTCTATCTTTTGTTCTACCTTCTCTTCTACTTTTTCCTCTACCTTTTCTTCAACAAATTCTTTCACCTTTAATTCTGGAGTGTCTTTTGTTAATGCTTCCTGTTCCTCTTCATGTTTTGCAAGTAGTTGATTTTCTATTTCTTGAGTAGATTTTTCTTCCATTACCCCAAGGTCTCTTACTTTAATGTTATCCATTTGATTTGATTTTTACAAAGTTAGTAATTAATTAAATTATATTTTAAGTATTATCTAGGTTCAAATTCAGCTAAATCAAAGCCATCTAAACTATCTTCATTAGACTCAAAAGTAACTGGAGGTAAATTGTTTTTACGCTGCTGTATCAATTGTGATTGCTCTGTGTTAGCTTGACTTAACCTTTGGTCTTTAGCCTTTTCTCTTTGGTCTTCTCTTTGTTGAATTTGAGTGTCTGCAACTCCTTTTAACTTCATTTGCATTTCAAACTCAATTTGCATTAAGCCTTTCTTTAACTCAGCTTCTGTTTTTAATTTTTCAATTTCAAAAGCTATAACTGCTTGAGATTGCTTCATGTTTATTTGAGCCTCCATTTGTAGTTTTTGATTTTGTTGTTGAGCTTGCATTTGCTGAAGTTGCATTTTAGTCTGAGCATCCATTTGTTGCTTTTGCATAGCAGCTTGTTGATCCTGCTCTTGCTTTCTGACTCTTTTTACTTTTAATAATTGGTTTGCTAATTTTAGATTTCTTAGCTCACGAATATCTATAGCATCTTCTAAATTTATATCATTTTTAGATAAAGCCATTTGTATGTTTTGCTCTAGCTGTTGTTTTTCTTCTTCATCAGGAGCTACTTCTATAAATATTCCAAAGTCATATATATACAAGTCTTTAATTTCCTCTAAAATACCAACGTTGTATTTGCCTATCTGCATAGTAAATTCCTCTGCAAAATCTGCGTACTCTAATACATCGGCAATTCTTAAAGAAACACCCTCAGCCATTCTTTGTGTTATAGCTAAACTAGCTTCCAATATATGACGTGTGGCTGTGTTGCTGTTTAGTGCTGCTAATTTCTGAACTCCAACTAAAGCGTTAGGGTCCGGACTAGATCCGTCTCTTGCTTCATTTAATCCAGTTACTCCGCGCAACATTCCTAAATAATGATTGTAACTTGATATTAAACTTTGCATTTTAGCTTGCCCACTACTTGATGTTAATTGAGTAATTGGAACTCTAGCGTTATTAAACTCTCCGTCTTGAGTATAACTTCTACCAATAACACTACCTGTTTGAAAGTATAGTCTTAAAGCGTCTTGAGGATTATAAGCTGCGCCAGTTCCTAAGTCTACTTCATTTAAACCATCTGCGTCAATAAACACACCATCCGGAACTACCTTAGCAATTACTTGCTGTAGTTTTAAATGAGTAATTTGAATTAAATCTGCAAAACTAATCATACGTCTTACTAAAGACTCTATGTTTCCTTTATACATTCTAGGAGCGCACGCTACATAATTAGGCATTGCATGCTGAGATGCTGATTTAGGTCTAACCATATTCTCCATCATCTTCCATTGTAGCATAGTGCTAGTACCCATCACCATTACTCCCTCATACCAAACATCAATAGTTTTAGAAACTTTTTTAAATTTACCCTCTTCCATCATTTCTTCTGGAGGATTAAATTCTGAATCTTTTTCTATCATTCTATTACCACCACCTTCTAACTCTTTCTTTTTGTAATTAAAAGTGTTAGTGGTTTTGTAATTAAAATATAGTAAAGTGGCAGTATCTCTTGCGAAAATACTATTCTCATACATTTGAGCAATATTATAATAATCATACCACGATTGACTATACTGAGAGATTTCCCTCAAATCTTCGTTAGTTATTTCTGGATCTATTTTTAATATTTCATTTATTGGAACAGTCTTTATTTCTCCCCAATAAAAAGTATCTTGAAAATGAGGATCTTCTGTGTAGCTGTATACCACGTTTGCAGGATCAACATATTCTATTCTAACTCCATCTCCCGGTAAGAACATGTGTTTGCTAATTCCTATACCTAAAACAGTTAAATCATAATCTACTCTTTTCCTAACATCATTATAATGATTGTCATCAAAAATTGTATTAATTGCTGTTTCTTCTGCTATTTCTACACCCGGCTTATAATTAAGCTGCATATAAAGAGCAAGCTGTTGGTCGTCATTAGGTAATTCATCTGGGTTTGTGGAAAAGGGGTTTACACCAAAGCCTTCTTGGATTTGATTTAACAATGGTTTAGCTACCATATCTCCCTCTATCATGTCTTGAAATGCAGATCTTTTTTCTGCGGACATTGCGTCTTGAGCGTAAGCCTGAACTTTAAATAATCTATCAGACATTCCGTTCACAACTATGTCTACAAATTTAGGAATAATAGGCACTGGAGTCCAGTCTAAATTTAAATAACTTAAATCACCATCTACCGCTAATTCGTTTTTATATTTCGCTACCGATTGCTCTCCTCTAGCGTATTGTCTTAGCCTGTGAAAATCTTGCCATTGACTATAAAACCTACATTGATTTCCACTTTTTCTAAACCATTCGTATTGTATGGCTTGCCCAATTTGTAATCCAAATTCAAATGTTGCTTTTTCGGAATCTGAAACAAAATTATCCGGGAATCCAGCTGGATTAATATCTACTGTTACGTCTTTCATTGATTATTTATTTCGCTAAACATTCCCTTGTTATTGTATTGTGCAAAGTTAATGCTTATTTTTGACACTTTTTGTTGCGGAGTGTATAGATGTTTTTGATTTGCCATAACTGCTAAACCAGAGCTAATTGATGCATCAAACTTGGTTCTGTTGTTAATATCAAACTTAGCCCAATCTTCTAAAGTTTTACTAAAATACATACTTCCCATATCGTCTTGCGGTCTGTACAATCCTTCTAAATCCATACCTACATATTTTTCTATGTAACTTTCTATTGCAGCAGCGTGTGATTGTTTCACGTCTTCAGAACTATTTGGTATACCACCTAGCTCTTTTTCTGTTTTAGAGAGTTTATTAAATATTTTATCTGGCCTATTTAAACTATAGGCTCTATAACCTCTATTTTTAAAATGATATAATAACCTTGGCTTATTGTTTTCACACAAGATAGGCATGCCATAAAATATACAAGCCATTAAAACTTCTTCAAAAAATATTTCTGCTGTTTGAGGCCTAGCAACATATTCTAAAAAAAACTCATTACTTGGTGCATTATCCATGTTAAACTTTGTTAATCCATGCAACGCACCGTTAGATCCATTGCCACCTACCGTACCTGAAATATCATAAGAATCACACCCAAAAGAACCTAAATGTTCATTGCCAGGCATTATTCTACCATTAAAGATACGTTTATTATTTTGAAGGTTTTTCTCAGGTAACCAAGAGACTAAAAATCTTCCTCTTATGTCGGGTGTCCAAACTACTTCTGAATCTTTTTCTCCGTTTTTCCACGAAAATCTACCCTTAGTTATAAAGCGCTCTTTTATTAAAGAATCATTATAATCTATCTGCTGATATATTTTTGTTAAGTTAAATAAAGACTGTTTGCTTTCGTCTCTAAATGCGTGAGATTCTGTTCTAGGAAATTGTCTGTAAAATTCATTTAAACTATCGGCATCTGACTTTAAAGAGTCAACTTCGTTTTGCCAATAATCTATTGCGCCAATTTCTATAATTTCTTTATCTACTCCTATTGTTTTTTCTACTGGAGTTTTAAATATTGGTTGACCATATATATCTATGTATCCTTCAAAATTCCATTCCATAGGAATAAATAAATTATACAATCCACTTTTAGTTTGTCCGTTTTGATTTCTTTTATAGACATCAGAATCGTTAAATAGTTTTTTAAAATTAGAACCTCCTTTGTCTAATGCATTTGAAGTAGATCCCATCATGCATTTACCTATTATTCTACTACCTAGCCTTAAACAAGTTTTAGTTACAGCCCAGTTATTTAATATGTTGTCTGGCCTCATCCATTTTCCTGACTCATCATGAATTAATAATTTTAATTTCTCTCCATCATATGAGTTATCGGAAGTATTCTTCCAGTCAATAGTGGTATCCAATCCTTGAACATCCTCACTATCAGTTTCATACATATTTTTTTTAGTAATCTTAGATGCGGGAACTCTATACGCTAATTCTGTCTTAGGCTTATCCATACCATCCTGAACAGGTTTAAAGAAAAATGGAAAATTATTAGAAATAGGAACTACTTTATCCGTAAACATTTTCTTAGCATCGGCTCCTGTTTTAGATAAAATACCTATCCTAGCATCTTTGTTTATGGTAGCCGTATTAACTGCTTCACATGAACCCATAAAAGAAAATCCAGAACGTCTAATCTTTAAATAGCACATTCCAAAAGACCTATCGTCTGCTTTACAAGCTTCCCAAAAAATATAAAATATTCTATTAGCTTCTCTGTAATCAGGATGTCCAACATCAATTTTTGTCCACTGCAAATACATGTAGTGCGTGCCTGTTATGTAAGTTGGATTTCCGTTATTATAAAACCAATAACCTTGTTCTCTTTTGTCAAATTCCTCCTCTATATAATCTACCCATTTTACTTTAAAATGTTTAGGCATATCATGCCATTGAAATATAGAAGATATTTTTGCAAGTTCTTTTGAGTAAGGAAAAGATTCCCAGTATTGTTCTTTTTTCTTAACGTCTCTTTTGTATATTTTTTTAGGAGCTGTAGGAAGGCCTATTTTTACTCCGTTTATTTCGCAAATTTCTCCGACTGTTCCATCTTTGCTTATTACGACAAGATCATGTTTTAAATCATAACCATACACCCAAGACTTATTTTGGTTTCTTTTTATGAAAACCTGCTTTGATATATAATTATCTAATGTTCTATATATTTTATTTTGATCGTCTTTCTGCAAATCCTTGTTTACTGTCGTTATCTTGTTTGCCTTCTCCGCTTAATAATTCTTTTTCTAATTCTATTCTAGTCAGTATTTCAAAAGCATCAAATATTGCTAATTTTTTTGTAGCAGCTGCGTTTTTTAATCTATCTGGAGCTAGTTCATCATCTGCTTCATATTTAATAATATCTTCTTTTGCAACTTTTATTAATTGCGTAACTGCCTGTTTTCCAGCGTCTATAATTTGAAGTTTTAATTTTGATACATCCATTATAAAACTATTGTTATGTTGTTGGTAAACATTCTGTAAAGTTTTTCTCCGTTAATATAAAAAGGATATTCGCTTTCTGGCTCAAAAATTACTTCATCACCTTGCTGAACGCCTAGGCTTTTTAATTCTTCGTTTCCATAAACCACAGTCCCTGTAAGCGGTTCTTCCGAACCTGGCTTTAAGATGTAAGACTCTTTTAAACCTTGAGGTTTTACAAAACAATATTTAGAATGAGTTTGCCATTTTACATCATTGTAATATAAAAAGAATTGATCAAAGTCTATAAAATATAAATCTTCTTTAAAGAAACTTCTACCACTTTTTTCTCTTCCTCTCATGTCATAATATATTTTAAAAACATTATGATGAACCAATAATATATGCCCAGGTTTTATTTCACCTATGTATCCCAAAGGAACAGAAACTACTTCTGCAAATCTATTTGTTGAGGTGTGGTCTTCTTGCGATACGCTAGTGATAAAGTCTATATCACCAATTTTTTTTATATTATCGTATCTTCTTCCGCTAACCGGTTTGGTTATAAAATAAAAAGGAGATCTCATTAAAAGTTTATATTATATTCAATTGATACTGGCATATTGGAGTTAAATTCTTTCCACAATAACACTTCATCTTTTTGTTCTATCCATATTTTAATAGAATCATTTTGTTCGATAAATTTTATTAAGTGAATTTTGTAATTCCCACCCAAGACATCTTGGCCTACAATATAATGCATAGCGCTAGACTTATAGTCTGCTCCAACGGAGATTTTCCTTATATCCATTTTATTTTATTTTATTTTAATTTAATTTACCAGCTAGTAAGAGCTGCTCTTACCCAAACCGCGCTTCCAGCGACCCCAGTTGTGGTACATACGTATATGTAGTCTGCTGCATATCTTATTTCCCCTAACGTTCCTGCGTCAGTTGCATTTGCTGGTGCAATGTTTAATGCAGTTAGATTTAACTGACCATTTACACTTACAGACCCGCTAACTGAAACTCCAGATGTTGATGTGTTAAGTTTTTCAACGTTATTATGAAATAGTTGAACGCTGCCATCTGCATTAGCTTGTAACATTCTTTCGTCTGTATCACTCTTTAAGCTAATTTCACTTGCTCCGCTTAATATTAAATTACCTGTGCCAACTTCTTTAATGTAACTATTAGCACCGTCATGATAAATTTGTAAATCTTCTCCTGTACCAAATGCTATAACACTTAAATCTGGAAATTTAGTGTAGTGTAATCCATTTTCTATTGCTAGTGACCCATCTAATCTAAAATATTCTATTGTAGATCCAGCTCCATTATCAGACTCAAAGATCATTGATCCATCATCTGTTCCTTGTCTAAATATTAAAGTTCCAGCCGTATTAAAAAATAAGTTTTCTCCACCTCCAGCTGGTGCGGGATCGTGATAAATTTGCATATCGTTTCCAGCTCCTAATTGAAGCTGAATATTATCTCCTAAAATTAATGAGCCTGTCATTGTTCCACCGCCTAATGGCAAATAAGAAGCTCCTCCGCTTGCATTAATCCACGCTGTTGTTGTTCCTGTTGAAGATAAGATTTGTCCTGCAGTACCTGAAGCTCCTGAAGAATCAAATATTTCTGCTGAAGCTTGGAATGATCCTGTTACGTTTAATTTACTTCCGCTAGCAACTGAGTTTGTAAACTCTAGACCTAGAGCTCTTGAACCATCTGCCGTACCTACTCCAATGTCAAATAACGAATCCGTGTTTCCTGCTACGTTATATCTACCTATAGAGAACTGTTGTGCTTGATCAGCTACAGTTCCTAGTCCAGCTGAGAAAGAATCTCCTCCACTTGCAGTTGTAGATTGTCCAGTTGCTGTAGAGTCTATCCCGCTAGCTAACGTATTGTCACCCATTGATGTTGAATGATCTCCAGTTGCATCTGTTAAGTAACCCATTGCAGTTGATGCTAATCCTGTAGATTCCGTGTTTTGTCCTGCTGCAAATGAACTTGTGCCGCTTGCTGTTGTACTATTACCTAAAGCTACAGATATAGTTCCGCTAGATACAGATAGTTTACCGGCTGCTATTGAATTTACACCACTTGCAGTATTGCTTACTCCTATTGCAATTGCTTCAGTATTAAATACGCTGTTTGATTTTCCTATTGCAACACCGTTTACACCTGTACTGGATGTTATGTTGTTGGCTCCAAGCGCGTAAGATTCAGCGCCTGCTAATGTATTTTGAGATCCCAGTGATCCTGATCTAGCTCCTGATGAACTATTAGAAGACCCTAAAGTAAAAGATTGTATTCCTGAAGCAGTATTGCTTAGACCTAAGCTAATAGCATCACCTGCAGTCGCGTTTGATCCAGAACCAAATGCTACAGCTTGATCTGCAGTTGCGGTTGCAGTTGCTCCAAAGGCAAATGCGTTTAATCCTTTTGCTTCTGATTGAGTTCCTCCAGCAAAGGCGCTTATTCCTGCTGCATCTGTCAAAGAAGCGTCTCCTATTACAAATGACTTAAATCCTGCGGCTACAGTGTTTTGTCCGAATACAGTAGAACCGTCTCCAGAAGCTGTAGCTCCTTTACCCATTGCGTATGATCCAACTCCACTTGCTGTACAGTCTGCAAAAGATACAGAATTTGTATTGCTAGAGACAGACGCTTGAAAAGCTATAGAGTTTAGGCCAGAAGATCTGGAAGAATTTCCTATAGAAATTGAATTAACTCCGCTTACTTCATTTCCTGTCCCTAATGCTATTGCGTTTAAAGTAGATGATACAACATTGTTTTTACCTATAATAGTACCCGCGCTGCCTGTAGTGGAGTTTGTGTCTCCAAATATAAAGTTAAAACTAGTACTTGCTGCGGTTGTAATTGATGTTCCCGCTAAAAAATTATTTGTTCCTACATCTGTTATAGTTGATAAATCAAATGCTCTAATTGTGTTATTCGTTAGGTTAAACTCTAACTTTGATGCACCACCTGACCTGAATTTTATATTATCCGGGCCTGTTGTCTGAGTAATTAATGAATCCTCTAAAGTTGTTGAAGTTCCGACTCCAGCCCATACTGGTAAAACTCCTCCAGTTCCAGTTCCACTTACACTTCCAACATTATCGTTAATCCAAGCTGTTGTCGTTCCAGTACTCGACAGTAGTTGACCGGCTGTTCCTGAGGCTCCTGAAGAGTCTAATAGTTTCCCGGTGGCTCTCATATCTCCTGTTACAGTTAGGGTGCTTAAGCCTAATGTATGAGTAAATCTTAATCCTGTTAATCTAGATGCGTCTGAAGTACCTACTCCTATCGTAAACAGTTCTCCTGCCACAAGAGATGTATTATTCCAAAGACCTACAATTGTTTGGTTAATTACAGATGTAGATGTTCCTTGTCCTAAAGTAACACCAAAATTATGTCCTGCAGTAGATTGTTGGTTTAATGCTATCGAATGATCTCCAGCAGCTGTTGAAGTTTCATTTCCAGCTAATGAAAATTGTCCTGAAGCTACACTTGATTTTCCAAATGCCGTAGAGCAAGTTCCGCTAGCTACCGTTGCATTTCCTAATGCCAATGAGTCAGCACCCGTTGATTGATTTCCTTGACCTATTGCTATTGCGTTTGCTCCGCTAGCTACATTAACTGAGCCAATTGCTACTGGAGATCCTAATGGTCCTGCAGTGTTATTGAAACCTGCGGCAAATGAATATATTCCAGTCCCAGTGTTTTGAAATCCTAATGTTGTAGAAAGCGTGCCTGAAGCTACATTTGTTTTACCTATAGCAGTTGAGTTTAATCCGCTAGCCGTATTGTTTTTTCCTATCGCTAGCGATTCTATTCCTGATGCTACTGAGCCAAAGCCCATTGCTATTGCGTGCGATGCAGTTGCTTCTGTAGATTCTCCTGAGGCTAAAGTATAGTT